GCAGAAGGAGTTTGACCGCGAGACGGCAACGTCTATCGCGCATGGCTCGTTCGACGAACAGAACATCCAGCGCAAGTTTGGGCACGCCGTAGGCTGCGACGTGACCCCACACAACGGCTTCTTTGCGAATGATCGCTGGCCTGCGATTGGTGCCTCCGTGGACGGCTTCGGCCGCCCCTGGGACTTCGACGCCGGGCACGAGCCCAGCCTGGAATGCCCCGAGGTACACCCGGAGTTCTCGCAGGACCGCACACTCTTTCCGTACCTCCGCGACTACATCGACGAGACCGGCACTGAGTTCATCACTGAGGTGAAGAAGAGCACGAGCGTCAAGTGGAAGAAAGAGGTGCCCGAGTACTACGTGTGCCAAGTGCAGACGCAGCTCGCGGTGCTCGAGATGGACTACGCGATCATCATGGCGGAAACGATCCACCGTGGCGAGGAGCAGAAGTGGCGAAACTTCTGGGACATGCGGGCCTACGTGATCGAGCGCGACCCCAAGTGGGAGCGACAGATGGACAAGATGAACCGAGAGTTCGTCCAGGCCCTCAAAAAGATTTGACAACAGCATCGAATGTATGCTACCCTGAAGATATGAGCACACAAGAAAAACTGAATGAGAGCATCCCCAAGGATTGCATCTCCGACAAGAAGGGCCTGAGTTACGTCTCGGGTCGCTACGTCAAGAACCGCCTGAACGAAGTCTTCGGCCTCGGCTGGAGCTACCGGGTCATTGAGACCAAGCTCGTGAGCATCGACGATGTCAGCGTGCGGTGGTTCTCGCACGTTCGCCTGGTCGTGCGGTCGGAGGATGGCTACACCACCCGCGACGGCCTGGCCATTGGCCATGGCACACTGAAGACCGCAGCCGGGAAGGCAGCATCCCCCGGACGCGCCAACGAGATCGTCGACTTCGCAGCAGCGGAGTCAGTGACGGACGCCCTGAAGCGTGCCGCCGTGTCCCTGGGCAACAGCCTGGGCCTCGAGCTGTACCCCATGGGTAACAAGAAGACCGGAGGCGCGGCACCAAGGCCGGCCCCCAAGAAGAGCAACGCACCAAAGAAAGACATAAAGTTCTGATGAGTAAAAAGCGAATCGCAAGCATCTCGTGCGCCACTCGTGGCGAAGACGGGTACGAATACGACAACAACGGCGCCCTGATCGCCGACGACGGCTACCCCGGTAGCGCCTCGATCATCCTCGAGATCGACCACCCCACCCGCAAGACCGATGAAGGCTACCCCGTTCGCGGCAAGCTGGTCGTGGGTAAGTTCCTCTTCCCGCCCGCCGAAGGTGAGACTGAGGCCGAAGAGGCATTCGTGGACTACACGGAGAGCTTCCTCAACGTGACCTTCTGGCATGCGGTGGAGCGCAGCCCGAAGGCGAAGGGATAAGAGCGCAGGACGTCGTGGACTGGCGGAAGCCAGGAAAGCCGGCAGGGGGTGCGAGTGCCCCCAACGTCCACCAAGGAGATACGATGAACGACGAAGTAAGCAATCCCTCCCACTACAACCAGAATGGCATTGAGGTTATCGACGTCATTGAGACCTACGCGAAGGACGACTTCCGCCTGGCCAACGTGATCAAGTACGTGTGCCGCTGCGAGTACAAGGGGCGCAAGCTCCAAGACTTGGAGAAGGCGAGCTGGTACCTGAACCGCGTGATCGACGAGCTGCAGGCCGCCGAGGACTGCGCAGCGTGGGAAGCCGACCCGGCCAACGCGGACTGGACTGGGATCGACCGAGGCGTGTCTGACTGGACGCTCGACGACTACACGCACCCCAACCCCGAGGAGTTCGAGGAGCTGCTCCGAGCCGCCGCCGACAACCTGCTTGAGCAGGGCATAGAGGCGCCGCAGCACTCCGGCGGGTACACCCCCCGCGAGGTCGAAGTGTTCTTCCAGGGCTACGAGTGCCGCAACCAGGAGCTGTTCGAGGCCGAGGCGATCGAGAAGAAGGACGAGCTGTACCAGACGTTCGTACACCCCTCGCCTGACCGCATCGCCGGGGACAACGACGCCGCGAAGGAGATCAAGGACAGCTACTACGGGTTCGACCGCTTCGCCATCAAGGGCCACTGCGCCAACTGCGACGCAGCGATAAGACCAAGCCAGCCGCACGTCACCAGCGGGGCCTTCGAGAAGGGCATCCTCTTCTGCAGCCACGCCTGCATCGAGCAGCTCCGGGACTGGCAGGGCCGATGAAGTTCATCATGCCAGAGTGGGGCGAGGACGAGGTCGGAAACATGCACGTTGCGGAACCGGACATCGTACCGGACACTGCGGAAACGCAGTACGAGCTGAAGCCCGGCGACAAGGGCTACACCAGCGACATCAAGGTCGTGCTCGCGAACACCGCCCTGAAGGTCGAGACCCTGCTCAAGAAGCTACGCCTGTACCAGGGGGACATCGGCTTTGACACGGAGGTTGCCGGCCCGCAGCTACGCGGACGTGACTTCGTGAACATCACCTACTCGTGCCTGCTGGGGCTGTCCCTGGCGTTCGAGGACGGAAAGACCTACTACGTCCCGATCCGCCACAAGGGCAACAACGCCTCGTTCATGGACCTGCACAACATCGCCACCGAGCTGCAGCGTGCAGCCAAGGAGGCGCGCGTGTGGGCCCACAACGCCAAGTTCGACCATCAGGTGATGACCATGGCGGGCTACCCCCTCCATGGCCTCCTGTGCAGCATGATCGCCGCCTGGCTCGTGCTCGGGAAGAACAAAGGCATAGGCCTCAAGCAGTTAGCCCAAGACATATTGGGGAGAAGGTCGCCGGAGTACGATCCGGGTATCGCGCACCAGACAGGCGATCAGGTCAAGCAGTACGCGGGCCACGACGCGCTCAACACGCTCGAGCTGGGCCGTCATTTCCGCCCCCTCATGGCCGAGAAGGAGCAGGCTAGTTGGTTCCTCGAGGAGTGCGACTTCACGCACCACCTGGCAGACATGAAGCTCTCCGGCATGCGGCTCGATAAGCCAGCCCTGCGGGGCGTCCGGTACCGGGCCGAGAAGGAGCTGAACGGGATCCACGAGCGATGGAAGAAACTCGCCCCCCATATCAGCATCACCAGCTCCCTACAGCTGCAGGTCCTCTTCGACGAGGGGATCTGGGTGCCCCACGGCATGACCGCAGGGGGCGCTCACAGCACCGCGGGCCCCGCCATGAAGTGGAACGTGCTGAACGGCCGAGGCGACGGCAAGAAGCTCGCACAGCTACGCCTGGAGTACCAGGAGGTCAGCAAGATCGTAACCACCTACACCGACGGGCTGCTCGAGGAGGCGCTCCAGTGGCAAGACAAGAAGCTCCACCCGGATCTGTTCCACTTCGGGACAGTGACCGGACGTTTGGCGTCAGCCAACCCCAACATCCAAAATCAACCCGCACATGGCACGTGGGCCAAGTCGGTTCGAGAGTGCTTTATTCCCGACCCTGGGATGGAGTTCACGAGCGCCGACTACAGCCAGGTCGAGCTTCGCTACTTCGCCGAGTACTGCGGTGGTGGCATTCTGGAGGCCTTCTGCGAGGGAGCAGACTTGCACCAGAAGACAGCCGACGCGATGGGGATCGAGCGGGCGCAGGCCAAGATGGTGAACTTCGGGTTCCTCCTGTACGGTGGTGGCCCTGACAAGCTCGCCACCGAGCTGGGCTGCAGCAAGAAGGAGGCCGAGGAGAAGATCGAGGCGCTGCACGCGGAGTACCCCGAGGTGGAGGCGTGGCGCCAGAAGGTGATCACCACCGTCACGGGCCGAGGCCCACTGCCATGGTGCCGCACGATGGCGGGCCGGCTGCGCTACATCCCCGAGCTGAACGCCGACTACATGAAGGCCAACTTCCCGCTCGAGTACCAGCAGCTCGCCAATAAGTACCGCGCCGGCGCACGCGCCCGCGGCAAGAAGGCTACTGCGACAGGCCTCGAGTGGTCGATCCGATCACGCGGCCAGCGCCTGGTGGTCAACTACCTCGTGCAGGGAGGCAGCCGAGACCTGCTCGTGCTCGGC